CCTATCCCCTGTGTGCCTTGGCAGTCTCAGCCGTCTCTATTGGGCAGTCGGTGATCTTACGTTTTGTCTTCGGCGTAGATCGACGCCGAGATCGATCATTCCACCCCACCGACGGCGGCCGATGCAGATCGGCACCGGATTGCCGCTGGCCGTGGTGTTTTTGGCGCTGCCGAAGGCATAGGACGGGGCGTTTTCGGGGGATGCGCTCTGTTTTAGGCCCGAGGCTTGAGGACTGAGCATTTGAATCACGCCGCCAATCACCATAGACGTGCCGGCCGCGTACAAAAACGGTGATGCGGCTGCAAACGGAGTGAATGACAGTACATAGGCTGCGGCGATCATCACGGTGCCGATAATGGTCTGCAGCCCGCCGGCGCGCTTGCTGCCACCAATCACCGGAACAATGCGGATCTCCCGCGTACCGCCGAGATCGAATCCATCCATCCCAATGTTTGCGCGATTCCGGAAGATCGCAAACTTCAGCCCAAGACGCTCCAGTCTTTTAATTTCATCGGCGAAACCATCAACGGTCGCATTGAGTGCGCGGAACACTTCCACGGCCGATCCGCCGTCGAGAAGGAACTGCTTGCTTCGAAAAAACTTCTTAGCGAGCGAACCGGACAGCATCACTTTCGTCATCGGCGTGTAGGTAACTGCTGAGCACATGCAATTCTCCAGGCAATAAAAAACCGCCCGGAGGCGGTCTGTTCGGAGAGTCGTGGGCAGTATGTCGATCTGTCCATCACCCCCGGTAAAAACTCGGTATTTTTTGACCGCGCCGTCTTTCACGATCGCTTCACGCTCTACTCGGGCCGCGCCCATGGAACAGATGCCAGAGCCGGTGTAAGCGGCGCCAACTGAAACCGAATCAGGTGGCAGATAGAACGATGCCTTCTGACCTGGCTCTAGCTTGGCGGCCTGTTTGCCATCGATAAAAACCGCCATCGCGCAAAGGCTTCCGGTCTGCCCAGAATCACGGATCACTTGAAGTGTCCCATATGCCCCTGGTGGCTTGGCCTGATATGCCGACAGCTGACTAGCCGGCGCCTGCCTAGCCTCGTTGGACGGCGTTGGAGAAGTTGCACACCCCGCCAACAGAGCTAAAGCCAGCGCTCCAACTATCACTTTCATGCAGGTCACTCCTGTGGGAAAGCTGGCAATGTAGCATTGAAGGCTGAAGCTTGCCGAGCCGCGGACCTTCTTTCCCCGGGCCTTATCGTCAACGCCTCGGACGTTGTCCATCCGGCATTCAGACGATCATTCAGGGTTGTTTTATTAATGCCTGTCCGGTCAGACCATTCGGCGATACACAGAGTCTCGCCAAGGTGCTCGACGATTCTGTTGTTTCGCTTGTTTCTGCATTGCTCGCTACCAGTTGCCCACCGGCAATTATCTTTTTCGTAATTGCCGTTTACGTCACGACGATCGAGCGTCATACCGGCCGGTCTATCGCCCATGTCTTCGACGAAACTCAAAAATCCGCCCAGCGATCACAAACCTGAATCCCTCTGCCTCCATAATTGGCATATTCGATATCATTTGGGTTCTCGCACCTCGCCCTCATTGACGACCAGGTTTTATACAGCGGATTCTTTTTTACTTTGTGAGGGGCCGAGTCGGAATTTCTTTTTGATAGCATTTCTCGTCGAATGCATCCGCACGAAGAAGTGTTGCCGTTTCTTAAACTAGGCGTAATCACGTCGATTCGCACCCCGCAGTCGCACAAGCACGTCCATTTGCTTGAGTTTCCAGTTCTTGCCGTTTCGGCAATGACTACGAGCCTGCCAAACCTTTTGCCGCTCAACTCTAATTTTGCCGGCATATCGAACACCTCTATTCGACACCTCAGATGGGAGCGCGGCAGGCACTGAGGTAAGTGCTTTTCAACTGGCCGGTCTAGCCGCGCATTGAAATTATAAGGCGTTTCGGTGGCGTAGAATTATTCTTGTTTTCTCCCACCAAGGCCCACCGAAAACGATGACCTCGGACGGCCTGCCGTACAGATGGTGAAGCAGGAACGGGCCAGGGCCGAACGTGGCGGCATCCTCGCCGGGCAGTGCCGGATCGCCGCCGAGGAAAATCCCTGCGTGGTTCGGATAAACCGTCCGCCCCACTTCCATCACGATCATGTCACCGCGCTGCGGCTGGTCGACCCGGTAGAAGCCGGCGGCCTCGTAGTTCGCCTCGTACAGGCTGGTATTGTCCTTGCTTTCCCACCAGCCGTCGGCGCGTTTGAAGGCTTCGAACTCCAGTCCCCACTCGCGTTTGTACCAGTCGGCGCAGACCTGCCAACAGTCCCAGGCGCCGTGCACGAATGGCCGCTTGAGCAGCGGCACCTCGCCGGAAGGCATCACGGTGCGCAGGTCTCCCTCGGGCCAGCTCAGGATGTGCCAGGGCAACGCGGTCGCTTCGCACATGGCCAGGTCGCGCGGTGACGGTCGGCTGGTGGCGTCCGGATGCGAGTGCACCACGCCGATAACTTCGCCTATGTCCTCCGCCGCCGCGTATTCCTCCGGGGCGATTCGAAATTCCTCGTTTGGTTCGGTAGAGACGTTGCGGCACGGATAGTACTGCTGCTTGCGACCGACGCCGAGCAGCAGCCCGCAGCACTCTTTCGGGTACTCGGCCGCCGCGTGCACCTGGATCGCGTTGAGAATATGTTTGCGCATTTATTTTCACCCAACAAAAAGGGCGCCGAAGCGCCCTTTACTAATTTGGAGTTTTCTTTGATATCGGAGGTCTGAGCACATCTGCACCCACAAGTCCTGCGTTCATTCTGTTGCGAATGGTCTTGCGTGTCACTCCAGCAACTGCAGCCCAATCGACTAGCGTCTTCTCAACACCATCAATTATCAGCGTGGCGTTGTGCTCTCTCACAGGCTTAGAACTTGCCTCGTCAACGGTTAGACCAGCTTTGAGTCGGTTGTATAGGGTCGACTCCTTCATCCCGGTATCGCGCCAAACTCCAGCGAGATGCTTTATAACACCTTGATGGTTCACCATCGCGTTATTGCGCTTGTGCTCGCCTTGGCCCTTCGCGTCGGTCCAGCGACAATTGTCGGGCGCGTAGTCACCGTTCTCGTCAATTCGATCGATACTCTGACCTTTCTGCTTTTCGCCCATCCCAGCGATAAAACCAGCGACTTCCTGCCAGTTTTCACAAACTTGGATTCCGCGACCTCCGTAATCTGGATAGTCCTTACTAAGAGGGTTGTAGCAGCGGTCCATCATCGCCTTCCACGTACCGTAGGCTGAGTGCCCGTGCAATCCATGGATGGTGTGAGTTTCGATTATGCGCTTTTTATTGTAGCAACCACATGATACCTGTATCCCGCACACAAGCGCGCTTCGCTGGACTACTCGCGATTCTCCGCAATCGCAAATGCAGTTCCACAAGCTGGTTTTGTATAGTCTGTCGTTCGGTTGCTTGCTTTCGACTGTGAGGTTGCCAAATCGCAATCCCACTAGGTCTGATGGATATTTTACTTTCACTTCACACCCCTACAGCATGAACCCTAAATGTGGGAGTGGCAGACCGGTTAGGGGCCAGCTTTTCGGGAGCTACCCTAGCCACAAAGGCATTCTACTATGATCTTGCCACGAGACTCACAGCGGGAAATCCACCGAACGGCAGCGGGTTGCCCTCACCAAAGCGCGGGATGCAACCCTTGCCCAGCGTGGCGTCACACGCATCAAGTTCTGGGTTATCCGTGAGGTTCCCGTCCTTGTCCCGATACGGGCCGGTGTAGCCACAGCTCGCTCCTCTGTAACCGCCGGTGAGGCACCAGTGGCACAGCGTCGTAGCCTGCCGGCCGATGGACTCGTTACCGACGTCGCCCGGACTGGCCAACTCCCAACTGACATTCTCCCCGTCCTCGTTCGTTTTTTGGTCGATGTACCAGACATCGATCGTCTCTTGAGTTGGATCTGCGGTCGGGTTGCCGGCCGCGAAGTTCACCGCGTCCAAGTACGTGCCCAGCGTGTGGCGCATCGTCAGCTTGAACTCGAGCAGATCCTCGAAGGCCAGACAGAGCGCGGTGATGCGCCCGTTGACGTTGCCGACCGATAACGTGGGCCGCACTGCGGTGCCGTCGCCGTTCGCCTCGATGCCGTCGATCTGCATCGGCCAGGCGCTGTACTCGTTGCCCTGCCAGTAGATCGCCTTCGCCGGCAGCTGGTCCGCGTCGTCACCGGCGGCGATCAGCTCGGCCGCCGTATGCGGTATCGCGTGCCCGTGGAAGCGCAGAACATCTGCGCCGTAGTCCGTGCCGTCCAATTCAAAGAGCAGCACTTCGCTGCCAGGCTCAAGCACCTGGATGTCACTGATCAGTGGCATGATTTCCCCTTATGGATGAAAAGCCCGCTCGAAGGTGGCGGTGAGTTTGAAAACACCGCCGCCCATTGGTGTGGGAGCGGGATTTTTGCAGGTAAACAGACCGAGCTCCCCGAGCGGTGTTGTCCAAAGAAATGCTTTCGCCCCGGCGTGCCGGTCGAGGAACTTCATTATTTCCAACACCTTGGCCTTTTGACCTACGCAGGTAACCGGGTACGAGTCCTCCTTGTTGTTCGGTCCGTCGCCGACGTTTTGCGCGTAGCCATTGCCGAACTTCGAGGTGCGCACCCGATAGTTGATATCGGGTGTTTCCCCGCGCTCGGTTGGCCAGGTAAATTTCTCAATGGCCATTAGGCCCTCCCATTTGTCAGGCGCCAGATTGAGCCGCCCGGCTGCAACGCTCTGACAATCGCCGTTTCCGCTTCGGTTTTGGCGGCCTGTTGGATGCTCTTGCCGAGCTGGTTGGTTGTCTCTTGCGAAACACCCGCCCCATCGCTCCCGGACGTCTGCACGGAGACCGCCACCGGAAAGTTGTACGTGTTGCCTCCACCACCAGACATCGCGCCCAGTGCGGGCCCGCCACCGGTGGTCAGTGGCGTCACGCTACCGCCGTTGGCACCGGTCATCAGGAACGACCGGCCGCCCTCGTTGTAAAGCTCAGGCCCCAGTTCGTTGACTTCGTACAGAGAGTTCGGCGCTACAGGTCCGCCAGCAGCTCGAAAGCCGGCAAACGAAACAGAGCCAGCACTCGCGTCAAACTGGCTGGCAAAACTGTTGGCACCTGCTTGAGTTGCACCAGAGGTTGCTGCGCCTGTAGCGCCGCTCCCACCAGTGAAATAGCTGGTTGCAGCTCCGACGAGGCTGCCCAGAAGTGCCGAGCTGGCCTGCCTGGTCGCGATCCGCGCCATATCGGCCAGAATCGATTTGGTGAAGTCGGCAAAGGACAGCTTCCCGGTCATGGCGAAGTTGACGACCGCGTCTTCCATCGAGCTGAAGGCGTTGCCGAACAGGGTTTTCGTCTGGCCGGCAATGTTGCTCGCTGAATCCAGGTAGTTGGCCCAGCTGAT